AATTTAAGTTGTTTGGACTTGTCCCAGATTATATTTATACCAGACAAAATTTGCTCTAATTGTCCTTGTAATTGCTCGGGAACTCCGCACTCCCAGATTTTATGCTTAGAGGCTTTTTTGTATAGTTTAAGCTCTTTTAATTTTTTGCCTTCCCTCATATTCTCAACCTTCTGTTGAGCTATAAATTCAGCAAATTCTCTAAGTTGATCTCGGCAATCTTCAGGCATTATACCCTTGTCATAAGAACTTCTATAATAATTATCCTTGCTCTTGTCTTTAAACTTATAGTTTAATTTTTGTCTTAAACCATTGTCTTTTATTTTGCCAAAAAATGTCACCGCTTGACGCTGAGCAACCTCTAATTGTTCAACGGCTTTTTGTAGGTTGTCAATAACCTTGTCAGCTTTTATCTTTTTAGCCAGATATGTCATGGCAATTTCAGTCTGTTCAGTTAAAACAGATTTTAACTCCAACTCCGCCATTTTTATTATAGGGTCTATTTCCTCGTCTACCCTTTGTTCCAACTTTGTTATTTGATACTTAGTCGGATATGTCGCTTTACTCATTATGTCCTCACTTTCATTTATTGTTTATGTCTTTATATTTTTTTTATATCACTATTGACAATATTGTCAATAAGGATTATATAGGATATTGACAATTAATTGTTTAATTTATTGTCCTTAAATATGGGGTCGGGCAACGCTTGACCCCTAAAAAAGAAAGTATGAAATTATATAAATCTAAAAAGTTATTAAACATAGATAACAACGCTAAAACCATAAAGGGTCAAAAATACAAATATATGACCGCAATTCTATATTTAGCACCACAACGAACAAGCGGTTTTAATGTCTGTCCAATGGCAAGCGCTGGTTGTATGGCAAGTTGTTTAAATACGGCTGGACGGGGTCAAATGAATTCAGTTCAGCAAGGTCGTATTAATAAAACAAAGTGGTATTTTATAGAGCGTGAAAGTTTTTTAAATCAATTAAGAATAGAAATAAAAAGACATATTTTAAGATGTAAAAAAAATGGGTTCAAGCCCGCTATAAGATTAAACGGAACAAGCGACATAGATTGGAATATTCACGGCTTATATAATGAATTTCCAAAAGTTAAATTTTATGATTATACCAAAATATACAAGCGGGCATTAAAGTATGTTAAAAAACAATATCCTAAAAACTACCATTTAACCTATAGTTTAAATGAGGATAACAAGGCGCAAGCGCTTGATATATTAAAACGGGGCGGGAATATTAGCGCCGTTTTTAGATCAAAAAAGCTGCCAAAAAAATTTTTAAATTATAAGGTTTTTAACGGTGATAAATCTGATTTAAGATTTAATGATCCTAAAAATGTTATTGTGGGTTTATATGCTAAAGGGCGGGCGTTAAAAGATAATACGGGGTTTGTGCAAGATGTCTAATATATTTTACGAACATTACAAAAAACGGGACGGGGCTATATATAAAGATCTTGCATATTATAATCATAAAGACAGAATAAAAATGCTAGATAGTTTTATAAAAAATCAATTATTTTTAATTGAAAAAAAACCTATTCAATTTAAATTTTGTGTTTATTCAATAGCGTATTTTCAACGCTTAAAAAGATTTTGTGAAAAAAATAAACATATTAAAGGATTTGTGCAAGATGTTTAATTTTGTACGAATATATAGCGTTATGGCAAAGTCGGGCAAGTCCCACGCTAACGCCATATTTAAAACTAACAAGCGACAAGCTCAAGCGACAAGCTCAAGCGACAAGCGAGCAGAAGGGGTAATATGAAAGTAAATGAATGGGGAGTATTTGTAGAACGACCAGACGGGTCTACTCACGAAATAAAAATGTACTATAATTCGGAAGATTATGACGAAAAACAATTGGATACCTACATTGCAGATTTTATAAGAAATCTTCCTGAAGATAGTAAAAATATAATGCCTAATACTAAAGGTAAAATATTATGGTAAATTATTTATATGGTAAAGATGTAGTTGACGCCTACCCTGACGGGTGGAGTTGTATTAGCTGTGGTGCTGAATTTACTGAAAAAACAATAGATGTTGAGTGTCTTTATGTTATTCACAGCGAAGAAGGAACAGAATGTTTAAAATGTGTAAATGAACAAGCGAGCGAGCAGAAAGGATAATATGACAGAGAACGAAACATTAAAAAATAGACTTGCTGAGTTAAGCAAGCAAAATACATTATTAGCAGATCATTTAGCTAGTATGTGTTGTCAAGCAGATGAAGACACGCCAAGCGAGTATAGAACTAGACATTTTAGAAATACAATGGATAGTGCTTATGAATATTTAGAAAAAATAGGATACTTTAAGAGGGGCAAGAATGACACAACGAGATGATGGACACGACTATCGAGATAGTAAGAACAAAGCGCAGGCGTATGAGCGTAAGAAAAAAGTTTTAAACAATTTAGAAATTGTAGACGATGTGTTGTGGCTTAATTATAAGGGTTATGAAATAAGAATAGAAAAATCAGTATTTCATAACAATAATAATTTAGTCATTACAGTACACCCAGATACCGAAAGCGACTACACACATAGATTAGAGGTTGAAGAATAAAACTACAAGCTAGACAGATACTTTACACAATCTTCAAGCGAATCAACAACAGGCTCAAGCGATGACAACGGAGAATCTACAAGCGCAAGCGATTGCTTACCTTCAAATAATAAATGTTTACCCTTCCACTCCACAAGCACGAAAGAGTTTTTAGGGTGTTTGATATGAAATGAAATTTGATGAGGGGACAGGCGAGCTTTGTTACCGTTTGCTACTTTTAACTCTACTGTGAAAAAGGTGCAATTAATATTATACCCCAGTATATCAGGAGTCCCAAGTATGTTGTGGTTTTCAATTCTAGTCCATAGAATGTCTTTAGATACTCTTTTAAGTTTTTCATATAATTTTCTCTCAGGTTTCAAGATAACTAGGGACGCCTATTCAGAGGTTTTAGGTGCGATAATTAACTTTTGTCTTGTGGGTTTCAATACAACACGAATAGAATTTTGTCCAATAATATTTGACTCTTGCACTTCGATTCTTCTAACTTCTTCTAAATGACCATTGACCTCCATGTAGATAGAGGCATTCGAAACCGCATTACCACGCTTACCATCAGTAAATTGATCTAAGTATTCCTGTAGATGTTTAACAAACATTATTGACTTTATAGGATAAGTAACTTAAATTGTCAATTATGGCAGTAAAAAGATCATTAACATCAATGCAGAAAAGATTTGCGCAATTACTTGTGTATGGAGATCCTGAAACAGGGAAAGCCCTAAGTAAATCAGAGGCTGCAAAAATGGCAGGATATAGTCCCAACAGGAATAATAGAAGTGGTTACGAGCTAACAAACCCTAGAATACACCCATCAGTTGTTCAATATATAGAGCATTTAGAGGGTGAAAAGCTAGAAAAACATAGAGTTACAAAATTAAATCACATAGCGGAATTAAATAGAATTAAAGAACTAGCTATTAAAAAAGGTAATTTTTCTGCTGCACACAATGCTGAAAGATCCAGGGGTCAGGTAGAGGGTCTTTATTGGAATAGAACAGTCGGATTAACAGGAAAATTAGAGGACATGACCAAAGAAGAATTAGATAGAGAGATCAAGAAAACAGAGGAGGATTATGCTCTAATTGCGGCTCCGGATAAAACTATAACTTCTGAATCTTCTTCACCCACTGACGAGGAATCATCGTCCGATCCCCAAAACTAAAACCATCTTCATCCTTATCATAAGACGCAAATAATTTTATGTGGTCTTTTGTTCTCTCATATAACCAACCTTCATTAACAGGTCTTGCTAGTTTCATTCTATCAAACTCTTTTTCAGTAGCCCAGCCCGAATCGCTCACACAGTCGATCCACTCCACCCGGACTTTAGGATAAGGTATATCGGGAGTTATGTTTGAGGCAATAGCTTTTCTTCTTTTCCGAGGCATACCTTGTTATATCAGCTTTATATAAGGGATCTAGAAAGTTTTAAACTGACGAGACAAAAAAGAAACGTTTCGCGGAAGGCCTTTCTGTAAAGTGACATTATTTTCTGTCTACCTAATCAAAAAGTGTCACTAAAAATGTCTACCTAAAAGCCTTATTTTATGCCAATAATACACTAAAACGACAAAAAGACACTTTTTACTTGCTACTTTTTTTGTAAAAATTTTTTAAACTTTTTAGATCCCTTATGCAAGTTAATTAGCCACAGAATTGCCGTAATGTCGACGCAATGCTGCCATTTTATCTTCTGCTGAAGATATATCACCTAAAAGCTTGTCTACCTCACCCGTAACATCAGTATGTTCAGGTATAATTACACCTGTTTTAAAGAAAGCAAGTAATTCTAGCTTATATTTCGCCTCCTCTAACTCTGCAAGATATCTAGCCTCCATGATTTTATACAATCTAGCGTTCATCTCTTTTCTCCTTTTCATAATCTTCATATTCTTTTTGTGTATTTTCGTTTGGATAATATACTTCAACAAAACAATGACACTCCGGACAACTTAAATTTGTAACTATGGAGTATGTATCATTTTCTTCTTCAATATCATGATCACCACCCCATATCAATTCAGCTTTACAATGCCAACAGTTCATTTAAAATCTTCCTCTGTTATATTAACTTTTGCCTTCTCTTTTTCGTCGAACAATAGGTCATGATACATGTCTAATCTCTTCAAAAACGCATGTTTCCAACGTCTTAAATCCGGCCCCTCAACTTTAAATTCTTGATAGTATAGGTCAGGGGTACAAACCATTATCACACCTTGTTCTATGGCGCTACCATGCACATGGTCATGGGCCATGGCGTATGCTGCTATCTGCAACTTATAATCATCAATCCACTCTTCTCTCTTTGGTCTGTTAGATTGTTTAAAGTCAACTATAGTTTCTTTGCCGTTGTGCAAACAAACTAAATCAGTAGACCCAGCGTAAAGGCCAGGATAATATAATGTAACTTCTGATCCGTAATACTCTTCCACTGGTGCAAGGCCCACTTCAATAACTTTTTCGGCCATGGCTTTCGCCGCCTGTCCGAGTTCTGTAAGATCATCGTAGCCAGTGTCCGTAACATGACATTCGATGAATTTATGCATGGAAGTTCCCCTCCTTGAAGATAAATTCTTAATTCGTTCTGCTTCTGCTTCTCCAACTTTAGCCTTCCAGTCTTTTAGAAATTGTTGATTTTTGGTTTTGCCTAATATCGTAGTTACGCTAGGAAGTCTAGTGCCATTTACATCATAGGTCCGTGTTCCATGGTCATCGTGCCGTGTGCCAGTGACATAGTTGTACTTACTATTTTTTTTCATTTATGATTTTTATTAATTATATAATAAGCTATGATAGCACCAACCATGATGCATGCAAAACCAAATAACAACATTCCAAATCCATACTCCGGTGTCATTCTAAACTCATAACCTTTCTATATTCTTCTAAATTTACAACTTTACCATCTATAAATTTATGATCACCGTAGTGATCAATAATTTTTTGTATACCTTCCATTTTTACATGAGCATAGGGCCAAAGCAAACGTGCTACGAAATAAGCATCTCTAAATTGACATCGCCAACGCCATTGTTTTTTCCAACCTACAGTATATTTAGTTTTATATCTTTTAGGATTAACAGTGCCCACCTGTAATATTTCATGTATCCAACGTAAAACAGACTCATCGGTCATAGATATTTCCATTCTAATACTCCAGGTTGGATATGCTTTCTTTTGATGCTTTCTTTTCCGCATATATTGTTTGTAAGTGATACTGCCCTCACCATCAAAAAGACCAGCAATATAAGCTATATTATTCTCCATTGTTTGTTATTAACCACCTCAATGTCGCTGTTGTTGGATCAAACCCTTCGTACTGGTATCTCCCGCAACCACTCAAGAAGATCATTGTCGTCATCATAGTCAGTGTCACCAATAAGATTATCATTCGTCGTAACATAATATTCTCCCTCCGAATCACAGTCCCAACATTGGTGTGTATATTTTTCTCCGTCTTCCATATCGGCACTAGTTATAAAACCATTACCTTTACATGTTGGGCATATAATTTTTTTTACTTGTTTAAGTTTTAATTTTGCCATTTAATTTTTTTGCTTTCTCATTTGCGATTGCTTCTATAGTTTTGGACACGGATAACTTTGCATCGGGCAATAATACCTTCGACAATGCTTCTAAAACCCTGTATGTTTCTTTTGTTAATGAAACATTTTTGTATTTACTCATATCTGTCATGACTGGTTCCTTTCATATTGTGGGTTAATATAGGATAAATTGTAGGATTGTCAATGAAATATTTACTTATAATGATACTTTGTTCAAATATTTCCGGAACATGTTTACCCGGATACGAGTGGCCTGTTAAGTATGACAATCTATATGAATGTTTAGAAACTGGATACAAAGAGTCTTTAAGAAAACATAGAGACATAGGAGAAGGTCAGGTTAACGAACATGGCATGTATATTAAGTTTAAATGCCAAGAGCTTGAAGTTATTTGACAATGTGTCTAGATTGTGGTAGGAGAAGTTTTCCCATCATTACCTCCGCATATCTTTCCCTCTAAGCGGAGGTTTATTTTAATCTACTAGGATCTTGTACACACTCAGAACCAAACCAGGCATTACCTGAGCCATCATTTAATAACCACCTATTAATATTATCATGGTATGTAGAAATTGCTTCTCTGTGATCTTCAGTAAAACCCATACATTCAAACAGTGTCATAGCACGTGTGAATTCAAAGTATTCTTTTACGTACATACCGTCGGGCATTAGAAGAATCATATAAAACCCGTGTACTAGTTCCTCCATGTGCAAACTCCTTTACTCCTTTGTACCAAAGTTCTTTGTATTTAGGATCTTTGGTTTTATTCCAAAGGATCGCTAACTTATCCAATGTCTTTACTGCCATGAGTTTTTGTGCCCCATTTTAAAATACTTTTTAAACCTGGGGCATATATTTCAATGTTGACACCATAAGGTTTCCATGCCTTTTTTACAAGGTTTAATTCAAGCAATAAATTAGACCATTGCTTTTGTGAAATACCTTTAGGCTTGAGCGTTATTATCTTTTCTTTCATTATCTAATGTTATATGGATCTGCACCTGTTGTGTAAGTCATACCTTGACTTGCTGTAGTTGGATGGTAACTCATTTGATAATACCAATTACATTTCTCCTTGTTCTCAATATCTCTTTGTTTTAAATCGTTAGCTCTTTTTAACTCAGCTGCGATTGTTTTTAATGTATTAAACATTTTCCTCCTTTTGTTTTTCATTCCTTAACTCTTGTAGTCTTTCTCTTAATTTAAGTTCTCGTTCTGCAACAAAAATTTTTATGTCTGTTATTTCTATTAACTTAGACAAGATGTTTGACTCTTCTATTACTTTATCCATTTGTTTTCTCCTGTATATTATGGGCAGTTATTAATGGTGATGCCCAGCACCAATATAATATAGGATATTATTTGATTATTGTCAACGTCTATATTTACCCATTCTTTTTTCGTGTTTATTAGGATTTTTTTTATGTCTTCCCGGACGTTTACGGGGCTTTGCACGAGGCGCTGTAGATATACCAAACTTAGCTTTCTTTGCCATAACCTAAATATTCATCAACCGCAGATTGTAAAGTTGTTTTTGTTATGTGTGGTATGTAAGAGATACTACCGTTAATGTGTTGTTTTAAATCTTCACCACAAGATAAACAACGATACTGGTCTCTAGTTATACCAACTAACATAGTAAGTTGATCACAACTAGGACATATCCCGTTCACTATCTCTGCGTGAAATTTTACGAAAAGTTTTTCTGTCATAAGTTTTCTTAGACTTTATCACACGTTGATGGTAGCGTCTATCCTTTAATTGTTTAGCAATTTTATTCGATGATGAGTTTTTTGATTGAGAGCGAGCCATCGATGTTGTCCTCTAATTCTGCAGAACCCTTCCAGCACTTGTACGTTACAGACTCTGAGTATTGACGCTCCGCGTGCCTCTTACCACGAAGGCATTCAGCCATTGAGCTTTGCAAACGCGCCTCTTTGATCTCGGCGTTTACGAACATAAGAAGGGCTACCACAGACTCTATCATTGTCCGTTACCATTTGTGTATTTCATTTCACGATTTGCATCTTTTAATTTCTCGATGTCTACTAAAACTTTATCCATTTGTTTTCTTAAAAATTCTATGTTAACTTTATTTAGTGCCATTGATTCTATGTGTGAGTTTAACTTGTCGGTGGTTTTATAAAGATCTTCAATCATCATAAATTGCTCGCTATCTGCGGGCAACGCTCCAAGTTGGCCCCGTGGCCACTTAATTCTAAACTCTGTGTTTTCTTCTAGGTCTTTTTCCATTAGCTGAAGTCTAGTGTCAGCTATGTTTAATCTCTCAACAATTTGAAAATAACCCATGGTGCCGAGTGCTACGATAATTATCAACGAAGCAACCGTCTTCATCGGCATTTGCACAGCAGCCTCTTCAGATATATTTAAAGGTTTCTTACTCATTTGTTGGCTCCGGTAGTGGACCAGTAAAATCTTTTGGTATCTTTAATGTTTTATTGTTATCCATAGTTTTTGAGTCAGGATTAGCTTCTATGTAGTCTTCTTT